GGGGTAGTAAGTATTCTAAACAACCTAGTGAGAATATTAAAGGGGGTAGTAAGTATTCTAAACAACCTAGTGAGAATATTAAAGGGGGTAGTGAGAATATTAAAGGGGGGTATTTAGAAAATGATGATGATAATAATACAAGTATTAATAATACAGATAATAATACAATTAATAATACAATAAGAGAAAAGGAAAATCTTTCTCAAATTGAAAAATTAAAAGCAGACTTAAAAAAAGAAAAAGTATCTGAATGGAGCAAAGCAAAAGAGGTCCTAATGTATCTGAATGAAGCAACAGGGGCAACCTATCCACTTAATGCCAATGTGGCCAGAAAAATACATGATTTAATTATAGGGGGAACTGAAGTGCAGAGCATGAAAAATGTGATTGATTTGAAAATAAAACAATGGACTGGCAAAAAATATGAAACGAACCTCACTATAAAAACCCTGTTTGGGTCAAAATTTTACGACTATGAACAGGAAGCAAAAAAAGTTGCTAAAAATCCTAAACTTTTAAATCAAGAAAATGGAAAAGAAAAAAATGGTCATCAATTTGACCCAAAAAAGGCAGCAGTCCGTGAGCAGATTTTTGGAAAAGTATTCTAAGTTACCAGACTTCCAAAACTGTCAGGGTATAGCCAAACAATTAGCAGCGAAAGGAATCTATGAAGAAAGTAAAGCCCTTTTAGCTTATCAAGTAGGTCAAAATAAAATAGTTGCTAAAAATTTTAACGATTCCATCAACTCTAAAGAGGTTGCAACAATTGCCACAATGAAAAAATACAGGGGAGAGGGAATGACCCAATTATGGCTAACTAATTGGATTTTGCAATTAAGTAGGTTTTTTGCGGTCAAAGGGGGCATTGAAGAAAATCAGTTAGAGGTTGCAGCCGAATTAATAATTGAAGATTTTTTTTATTTCACTATAGCAGATTTTACCCTATTTGGGAAAAAAGCTATCAAAGGAGAGTTTGGGACAACTTACAACCGTTTTGACGTTCCAACGCTTTTAGAATGGTTAAATAAATACAGGGGGCAAAGGTCTCAGTATGCTATGCAGCAGAACGCCAAAAACCAAAGACAAATAGAGAGGGCAGAAAAAGCAATACCTATGCCTGAATATATAAGGGAATTTATTGGCGAATTAAAACCAAAAGAACCTAAAGAAAAGCCAACTTTTGAAAACTTGTTTAATGATGAATTGATAAAAAAGCAATGGAAAAAAGATTTTGATTCAGAAAAACCTAAAACAGATTTCAAAACTTATTGCCAACTACAATACCAGAAATTAATAAAAACATAACTATGTCAAAAATCAGAACCATACAAGAAAATACAGCAGTTGAAAAAGTGAAGTTGTGGACCAGGTTTAATGCAAATACTAAAACTATCCAGCGATTACAGGCAGAAAATAAAACAATTGAATCTGATTTGGCACAACTAGAAAAGCGCCCTTATAACTATTTTCTGGTCAAACAAAAGCTGAAAGCAGATGTGCAACAGGCGCAAGTGTGGGCAAAAGAATTGACTGATAGCTGGCAAGAAAAATACAACTTAGGCAACCTGAAAGCTGAATTTAATAAAATACCATTATAAAGATTTTGTTCACCTGAACCCAAAAGAGGGTACAGTTTTTTTTAACCCGTTTTAGATTTTTATTTCTAAGTCGAGTTTTCTTTTCTCTCAAAAATGTTTGTTTATAATTTTCAGGGGTTGAATTGTCCGTTTGACCCCTGTTTTTTCAAAAGGAATGAAAAGCCCAAAATACATAATTATTTGCAATTCCAAATACAAAGTAGTTAAGAAGCTGCCTAAAGGGTTTTTGCTAGTAAAAAGGGTTTTGATTTGTTTACCTGCATTCATTCCAGACAGCGAAGATAAGCAGCCAACCTTTCAACTAAAGTACCCAATTAAGAATAAATTTTTAAGAATTATCGAACTGTTTTAAAAATAAATTAATGTGCAAATAGCGACAAAACATAAATTCCCTTATAACTGGACCTTAGCAAATGGCTATCCAGCTAAAGGAATAGAGGACCACAAAAGCAAGGTTTTTTCTTGCTTTTGCGGTGGTGGTGGGTCTACAATGGGGTATAAGCTGGCAGGTTATGATGTGATTGGATGCAATGAAATAGACCAAAAAATGATGATGGCTTACCAGATGAACCACCAACCCAAATACGCTGCTTTAGAACCTATACAGACTTTTAAATTAAGAAAAGATTTACCAGAAAGTTTGTACAATCTGGATATACTAGACGGGTCCCCCCCCTGTTCTAGTTTTTCAGAGGCAGGGAGCAGGGAAAAAGATTGGGGCAAAGAAAAGCGATTTAGAGAGGGACAAGCAAAACAGATTTTAGATACTTTGTTTTTTGACTTCTTAGAATTAGCTAAAGAATTGCAGCCTAAAACAATAATAGCTGAAAATGTTACAGGGATTCTAAAAGGAAACGCTTTTGAATATTCAAAAAAGATAGTACAAGCTTTTTTGAAGGCAGGGTACAAAGTGAAAGTATTTACTTTAGATGCTTCTAAAATGGGTGTACCTCAAAAGAGAAAAAGAGTTTTTTTTATTGGGGTTCGGAATGATATTGCAGCAAGATTGCCTGTTGATAATTTCACTTTATTCAATGATTTTCCTGCTTTCAATTTAGTGTTCAATGAAAAAGAAATAACACTAAGCGAAATAAAACACAATTGTCATACCAGACCAGTTAATGGAAAAATACTAAGGCTTTTAAATGAAGCAAGGAAAGGAGAAAGAGACCTAAGACATGCCTGCAAAAGAATAGAGGGGAAAGGGAATAATTTTGCCTGTTCTTTGCTTTATGAAAATGAAGCAATCAGAACAATTTTAGCACAAGATAGAATGATAGTTTTTAATGAAAAAAGACAGCTATCAGATATTGAATACATAAGGGGTGGTGCATTTCCTAGTGATTACAATTTTATGAATAATTCGGTGAATTACGTAATTGGTATGTCTGTACCACCTGTTATGATAGCGCAGATAGCAGACCGAATTTTTAACCAATGGCTCAAAGGCTTAAAACTGTAACCTATGAAAACACTAACATCAAAAGAGTTCATCAAACAGAACCAAACCAGAACCGCAAAAAAGATAAAAACAACAGGTTCAAATCAACTGACAAAAAATGCAATTCAATTTTTAACCCTGAATGGCTTTGTATGTTTTAGAAATAATGTTACGGGCATTTTTGACACTAAACAGGCAGCAGCTAAATTGGCAAACAAAAACCTGCCTATTTCAACAGTTATCAAAATACTTTCTTCCTGCTATAGAAAAAGCCACGAAAGGAAAGGGGTTGCAGATATTATCGGCTTCCAGAAAAAAACGGGGGTATTCTTAGCTATTGAAATCAAATTTGGAAAAGACAAACTGAGTGCAGACCAAATAAACTTTTTGACTGAAGTAGTAAAAAACGGGGGTATAGCCATAGTGGCCAAAACATTTGACCAATTTGTAAAAGACCTAAATAGTAAAACTTATTTTTCAAATATCAAAAATTAATTATTATGAATCGCAAAATCTATCAACTTTGTTTAGACAATTTCGCAGCTTTTATAGGTAGTGTTATTCACACTTACTTAGATGCGCACTACAAAAACCCTAAAATGGTCACTTTCTTAGATATGCCAGACGGGAAGTGCTACAAACTTTCGTATGTAGAAATTGACCCCCACATTAGCATCATGGCAAAAGAAGAAGCGAAGTATCAAGCCCTGAACCAACCCACAACCGAAAAAGCGAACACAAAAGCCTTTTGCTCAAATTAGGCGTTTTAAGCGACTTTTATATTTAATCCTTACAATGTGCCAGTAAGAATTAAATATTACCCCCTGACTAAAACGTATGCCTTAAATATTCAATTTTCAGTATCAATTAATCTAAAAATATTCATTATGGCAGAAAATAAGGAAATAGCAAAGCGAATAAAAGGGCTGTCCAAAGCTGTCAAACATCACCACCAGATAATAAGTAAATGTGATTTTTTTAGCCTTTTTGGAGCAGAAGTAAAAGAAGTTAATAAAAAAATCAATGGGGTAGAAGTGAGGGGAAAATGTCAAACCCTATTGCCCCCCAAGGAGCGAAGGGCGCTATTCTGGAAACTATTAAACAACTTAGTCAGGGCAAAGTGGCAAATGGAATTGAAGCCGCTAAGGGGTAATGATTACGATTTGTTGTTGATTGAACAAAAAACAAAACTTACCAGTAAGACCGCAAAAAAATGGAACAAATGGTTGTTTGCTTGGAGGGATAAAAAGCCAGCAAAAACCATATTTATTAATACTTAAAATCAACATCATGGCAGGAGCTAACAACGCAAAAACAAAGCTATCTTTAGAGCAGCGACAAACCAAAAACGCTGCCTACAAATTGAATAGAATTGATAACGAAAAATTGAAAGCAGGTATTCTTTGCCTATTGTCAACCGATTTTCAAACGATTGTAAAAATAACGAAAGGGAACAAAAAAACCATTTTTCAAAAGGTCAATATAAGCAGATTGAAAAGTGTTTTAGCAGAAATGAAAGAAAAGAAAAAGATTGATTGGATTGACCACGATATTAGCGTTTTTATCAAAATAAGGGATTTAGACCCCAAAAAAATAAACTCAAAAGATGAAATCAAAGCACCCCATTGAAGTCTGCATAAACCCAGAAAAACAATGTATATTTGAAAAGCAAATGCAAAAATTCAAATGGTTCTCAATAGAAACAGGAGCAGAAAAAACTTTATTAATGCCCTCTTTTGACCACAAATACAAAATTAATTTTTGCCCTTTTTGTGGGGCAGATACAACAGACTTAGTAATTAAGGAAAAAGATTTTTTAGACATCGTAAATCTAAAATTATGAAATCAGAACAGTTTTTTAAAAAATCAAGTTACGCCAATTTTGTACAGGATAAGTTTGATAAAAGTATTGCTAAGTTTACTTACTATGATATGATTGAATTTGCAGAAGAGTATGCAGGGGTAAAGCTGGCAGTTTTGGATAGGGAAAAAAAAGAGCAGTTACCTACTAATGAAAAAGGAGCAGGTAAAAAATACTATATAAGAACGTATGGTTTTTTAGACAGCGCAGTTTATTGGTGGGCAAAAGATAAAGAGGGGTACACCTACGATATTACCAAGGCAGGAAAATACAGCAGGGCAGAGGCAGAAGAAATTTGCAAAAATAGCTATTTAGAAACCGCTTATTTATGTACTATTATTGACAATTTGAAATCTGCACACAAAAGAATTATTGATTTTCAATATTTAAGTATAGAACACATGGCCTTTAATTTACAAACTCTTTCAAGGATTAAATAAAAACTAAACTTATGCACGATGACAGTATTATGTATTTTGGAAAACATGAGGGGGTGAAGCTAAAGAATATACCAGATAGGTATTTCATGTATTTATACCATAAAGCTAACATACGAGAAAATTCAAAAGATTTGGCGCTTACTATGTATATAGAAAATCATTTTGATGTATGGAAAAGAAAAAGGTATAAAGATTTACCACAACAAAAGGAATAAAACTTATTTGAATAAAGTTGGGGGTGACTTGGATAAAATTTAACCAAAGTTACCCCCAATTTATTTTTCCCTTACTTTTACTGCTTATTTAGTTAGTATGTTTTAAGTAGGCTTAAAACTATCACAAAAAGCCTTAATATTGTACTTTGGTGATACTTTACATTAATCCAAGCCTTTCAAACACTCACATAAACCCAATGAAATCAAGGGTTTACGCTCTTTTTTCTTTCTTTTTGTTGTAGGTATCACAGAACTATCACAGATTCAATATATTTAATATTTAATCAAAAAAAAGTAATTTAATTATGTATTTGAATATTTTTAGAGTAATTTTAGATTCAAATTAGAGATACTTTAAAAATTAAGTGATACTTTTTTAATACTTATAAAATTTTTTCATGAAAACTTTAAAAGACTTAACGCCCGCAATTCGGGCGAAAATTCCAGCTTATAAAGAATTGGCCACAAAAAACCTTTATAACGGCGAAGAACACAAAACCAATAAGCGAAGCGACACAGTAAAGTACATCGAGAAAATATACGAAATAGCAGGATTAAAAAAACCCGCCGTTATTATAGCAAAAAATCCTTATGCTTATAAGGTGTTTTTTGAGTGTGTTAAAAGGAAAGAAAAGACAATTAAATTTATCTACGGTAAAAAAAATAGGTCCGTATTGTTGCACAGCGAATTGCACAGCGAATTGAGCAGCGAATTGCGCAGCGAATTGCACAGCGATTTGGTCAGGGAATTGGACAGGGAATTGAGCAGGGAGTTGGACAGGGAATTGGACAGGGAATTGGACAGGGAATTGCGCAGGGAATTGCGCAGGGAATTGCACAGCGAATTGGACAGGGAATTCAATAGCGAATTGCACAGCGAATTGGACAGGGAATTGAATAGCGAATTGGACAGGGAATTGAATAGCGAATTGGACAGGGAATTGGTCAGCGAATTGGACAGGGAATTCAATAGCGAATTGCACAGCGAATTGGACAGGGAATTGAATAGCGAATTGGACAGGGAATTGGTCAGCGAATTGGTCAGCGAATTGGACAGGGAATTGGACAGGGAATTGGACAGGGAATTGCGCAGGGAATTGGACAGGGAATTGCGCAGGGAATTGCACAGCGAATTGGACAGGGAATTCAATAGCGAATTGGACAGGGAATTGGTCAGGGAATTGAATAGCGAATTGGACAGGGAATTGAATAGCGAATTGGACAGGGAATTGAGCAGCGAATTGCACAGGGAGTTGGACAGCGAATTGCGCAGGGAGTTGGACAGGGGAAAAACTAGGTCACATTGGTTGTTTTTATCTAATATTTATACCAGAGTTTATTTAATGTGGTATAAATTTCTAAAAGATGAATTTAAGCTAGAAACAAAAAAAGCTAAAGAATTAGATTGCTTATATAGCTTAATTAATAAAACTTTTATTAGTCGCTGTTTTTTTACAAAGGGGTATGTTTTAGTTTTAAAAACGCCAACTAAGATAACCAGAAACGAAACCAGTTTGCACAGTATAAGTCAGGCGGCTATACAATTCCAAGGGGGGTATAATATGTATTATAGTAATGGGGTGAAACTAGAAAAAAAGGTCTGGGAGTCGATTAAAAACAAAACCTATACCCTCATACAGTACAGCACAGAAAACAACGAAGAAAAAAAGAGCGCCATAATAATGATGATTGAAGAATGTTACGGGCCATCTTATTTACTTGAATTTTTAGGAGCGAAAAAAATAGATACTTACATTAATAAAAAAGATAGTAAGTATTTAGAGGGAACGACAGGGAGCGAACAAATAGGCGTTTATACCCTTTTTGCTACTGAAAAAATGAAGTATGTTCGTTGTTTTTGTCCCTCAACAGATAGGGTTTTTCACTTAGAAGTTGAGCCACATTACAACGATGCAAAAAATGCAATTGCTTCGCTTCTTAGAATCCCAACCAAGCTAAAAAGTCACATTAAATCAATTCGCCGACAAGGTGAAAGGTTTTCAATTGTTTGGACAATCGAAGGAAAGGAAATAAAAAACACATTAAAAGAAAGTGATTGGCAGGATTTAAAACCAGTCAGAGGAAAAGAATATTTTGAATTAATGGAGTACGAATATTAATATTTAATCATAATAAAATTTTTAAAATGAATACAGTATTAACCGTAAACGTAGCACCAACAAGCGAAGCAGGACATTTTGTAAAAGGAGCAACTAAAGTCGTTATGTTAGATGAAATTAACGAAACTTTCGACATTAAAGGCACTAGTGTCTTAGAAACAAAAAAACATACAACTTTAGTAATGGAAGAAGATTGCACTATTTTTTGCCAGGTAGTTTATAACAGTAAACTAAAGCGATTAGAAAAGGCTAGAGATTAACCCCTACCCTCTTTACTTGTAATTAAGTAAAGAGGGTTTTTGATACTTAAAAAAAATGACGCATGGAAATAAGCAGGGTATTGCAACTGGTCCACGACCGAACAGGCAAAATAATAAAAAAATCAGACATTGGTTTAATTCAGTACAGGATAAGATGGAAAGGTAAAACGGTTTATATCTCAACAGGAATCCATGTAAAAAAAAATCAATGGGATAAAAGAACCCAAACCATCACAAAACATACTGAGGCAGACGAACTGAACGCAAGGTTTATCCAGAAGCGCAGGGAATTAAAAACCTATTTATATGATGATGACAACCGAAGTATTGAGCAGGTGAAAAACTTTGTAAAGGGTCACACTTCCAGACTAGCAGATTATTTAGACAATTACCTATCTTCTATTAAGAATAAAAGAGCAGCATCAACCGTAACAAATTACGATATTACAATTAGGAAAATAAAAAAATGGAGACCAGGAGCGACTTTGAAAGAAGTTGACCGAACATTTGTAAAAGCATTTGAAAAGCATTTATTTAGCCTAACAGCAGAAAAAAAGACCACTACCCTATCAAGGGGGACCATTAGCCGAATTATGTCAGAGTTTAAAACTATGATTACTGAGGCAGTAGAAGATGAATTGATAGAAAAAGACCCCTTTAGGAAATACGACAAAATCAAGATTAAGAATAAGGACAGGAAGAAAGCCCCCCTGTTGACTGACATGGATATTGAAAGACTAGAAAAGTTAATCTTAGTTGAAGAAAATGAAAAGCTGGAAAAATTCAAAGAGGTTTTTTTATTTTCCTGTTTTACTTTCCTACCTTTTGCAGACCTCAAATCTTTAAGGGTTTCACATGTATCAAAAAAAATAGAAGAGTTCAAAGGAACTGAACAGCAGGTTATAAGGATAAGAAAAACAAGGGTAAAAAGTGACCGATTTGGGAAAGAATTTTTTCTGCCACTCACTAAAATGCCAACAGGACCAAAAGCAATTCCTATCCTACTAAAACACATGAAGGGAAAAAGCAGCACAGCATTAATTTTCCCTTTTGTCAGTCACCTAGAAACCTATCACAGGGCATTAAGGAAAATAGCAATAAAGGCAGGGGTTTCAGTAGTGCCTACCTCACATTCAGGCAGACAATATTGTAGCAAATGGTATAAGCACTATACCAGACTGACAAACGATGAAATAGGCAAAATGAGTTGTCAAAGCTCCAAGGTAGTTGCTACCTATGCAGGGAATGAAAACAACAGATTAGAATATGCTTTAGAACAAATGTAGATGATTACTTAATTAATCCTTTGATTTGTTCTTACATAAGCCATTTATTAAGTGACCAGGTATGTTTTCAAAATACTGATAAGCCCCCCTTTATTTTTGAAGCGTTAATAGATATATATACCCTTAAATTTATTATTAGTATTGACAATGAGAGGTTACTAATTGAGTTAAACGGAAAACCAGAAATAAAAATGAATTTAAAGGGGTTTCATAACATACAATTAATTGGGGTATCTCAAAGCACAGTACACAATAGTTTTTTTTTACGTGCGCACACATACAAAGTATCTACACACGAATTGTGCTTATATCTCAATAGTTGAACAAAATATAGAAAATACTTTAAATGAAAATAACAGAAAATTGTAAGCCTATGACATTTGAGCAGTTAGCTAAATATGAAGCTCAAAAAAAGGAAAACGAAAGGATTTTAAAAAAGTTAAGAGGTAGTTTAAAAGAAGGTATGCACACTTATACTTTAGAGGGTTATACATACACTATTTGGGGTTGGCATAGTTTTTATAACTGGAAAGAATATCTAATTTGTGGAAAAGAAAAAACTGAATCAAAAAATGAAAATCTGGAAAAACTATAAAACAAAGGCAGCTTTCCTGCCAATGGCAAAAACTCGCAACTGCTTTATGGTTTGTTTTCATTGTGAAAGGTTATGGCAGCGAATACAAACCGAATGGGTTCACATGATAACCACCGAAAAAGGTAAAAATTTCTTTGTTTGTGATGGTTGCAGGGATAAAATTAATAACGAACAAAAATAAAAACTATGTCAAAAATTCAAGATGTAAACTTTCCAACTATCACTACCCTATTAGTTGAGGTAAAGGCGCTAAGAATAGGAAAAAAGCAATGTACTATATCAGTTTTTAAACAATTAGAAAGCCTTTATTTTAGTAAAGATACTATAGTTGATAAGATGGAAGTTTGGGGCTATGTAAAATATAAAGAGGATGACTATTATATTATTTCCCTTGACGGTAGCTTACATAAAATAATTGACGATAAGATAGATAGGCACTATATAGAACGGGCTGAATTTATTAAAAGGTCAATTGAATTTCATAAAAGTAAATTTTACGCTGCTATTGAGCAATATATAAAAAAAGAATCAAGCGCAGAATATTTAAGCGACCTAGAAAACGACTATGAAAATATTGTCAGGGCAGTAGCTAATAGGTTAGGTTATGAAATAGGGGCTAGTGTCCATCAAATGGAGATAACCGCAAACAATGCAGATTCTATAAAAAAATTATCAGAACTTAGTCTACAATGGGAAAAAGACGCAATTGACAAATATTTAAAAAGGTTGCCCCTTCAGGAATTTATTGAAAAATGCCAAGATTCAGAACAGCTTTTTATTGCAGTTTAAAATAAACACCCCCTACCCTATCCAAACAATAAATTTGACTAACAACCAACTTTAAACTATTTTTGTTAGTATGAAACGACCTATTGAAGTACAAGAAATTGAATTTTATAAATAATAATTATGGAAAATTTCAGCCCTGAAGAAATCAACACAATAAAGATTTTAGTAGTTTTCCTAGTCCTTTGGAGCTTTTGGAAAGCTTATGAACATCTTAAAAATTGAAAGCATGGCAGCAGCAAAAGGAAATAAATATGCAGTAGGGGCAAACAATGGTAGACCCCCAAAATATAAAACACTCAGACAATTAACAGTCAGATGTGATGAATATTTTAAACACATTGAAGGGGAAAGCCACCAAGAAAAACAAACAATTAAAGACCCTAAAACGAATGCACAAAAAGAGATTGATATTGAAGTTTGGGACAGACAACCAGAACCCCCTACTATCACAGGGTTAACCCTTTTTTTAGGTTTTGCTGATAAATCAAGCCTTTACGACTATAGAGATAAGCAAGTTTTTTCCCACCCTATAAAAAGAGCAATCACATTAATTGAGCATCACCACGAAAAAGGATTAGCTAACAAAAATTCAACAGGTCACATCTTTGCTTTGAAAAATAGAGGTTGGAGCGACAAAATAGAGGTTGAATCAACCACACAAAGCACAGTAAACATCACCCACCAGGAGGACATTATAACAACGCCTGAAGATGAAATAAGCGACACTTTAGAATAATGAAATGATTCACAATAAGACAAAAGTAGTATATTCAACCCTGAGAGGCTTAGGCAAAGGCTATGATATTATTGCCCAACAGGGGGGGACCTATTCAGGCAAAACTTTTGGCGTATTGGTTGCCCTTGCTTTGTTTATGCGAAGGACTAAACAAACATTAAAACTAAGGGTAATTGGTCAAACCAGAGAGCATTTGCAGGATGGTGCTTATGAAGATTTTGTAAACATAATAGAAGAGATTGGGGGCGTTAAAAAACACCAAGAACAAGCAAAAAAATTCTGGATTGGCAATTGTACAATCAAATTCCTGTCAGTCGATAAGATAGGAAAAGCCAAAGGACCTAAATTTGATATAACCTTTATTAATGAATGCAATTATTTAGCCTACCCTATTGCTAGGCAATTAATGCTTAGAACAAACATCTGCACAATTTTAGACTGGAATCCAGTTGGCCACTTTTGGTATCATAATAAAATAATCTTAGACACTCAAAAGAAAATATTATACAAGCGTTCTACCTACAAAGACAATCCAGCAGTACCAGAAAAAGTTGCTAGAGATATTGAAAGTTTAAAGATTACAGACCCCCAATTATACAGGGTCTATGCTTTAGGTTTAACAGGTACAATAAAAGGCTTAGTGTTTACAAAAATTGCCTATGTTGACAATTTCCCACCACATTGCAAAAAGCTTGGATATGGTTTAGATTTTGGTTTCACTAATGACCCTACTTGCTTAGTCAAAATTGGCGAACTACACGGGGAATTGTACATGCAGGAGCTTATCTATCAAACAGGGCTTACAAATCCTGAAATAGTCAAAGAAATGAAAGCCCTTGGAGTGCCAAAAATGGCAGAAATTTGGGCAGACCAGGCAGAACCAAAAAGCATAAAAGAAATTAATAACCTAGGTTACAGAAGATGCAAGGGGGCAAAAAAAGGTAAAGATTCAGTCAATCATGGAATCCAACTTTTGCAGCAATATAAAAAGAACATTGTTAATCCTTCCCTCAACGCCAAAAAAGAGGCAAGCAATTATAAATGGAAAGAAAATAAAGACGGTGAAGCCCTCAACATTCCAGTTGACAAATTTAATCACTTTTGGGATGCTTCCAGATACTACGGAATTATGAAATTGAAGTTAAGATGGAAACGTAGTGGCATTTCTAGTGGTAACGCACCTTATTAAACTACCTACCTACCCTAAATAGGGTAATTTTGAAGCGATAACAGAAGGGTTGACCGTAAAGGAATTACTTGCAGCAATCGAATTAATAAGACAGTTAAAGCTATAAGCTTATAAATAAAACTTAGCCCAAAAAGCCTTACTTAAATTAATAAGTAAGGCTTTTTCATGCCCACCCTACCATTTTTTGTATCAAATTTGCATTATTAAACACAATACATTAGTTTTGTAGTATCAAAATGCAACAATGTTGCATTAAAACATTAAAAAACTTACCTTCAAGCGCCAAAGAGGGAGCTAAAAACATCAAAAAATGTTATTTTCTCTTTTATGCGGATGTACAACTGGCGCTGCAATTCCTTCCTTAACGGCTACCACTACCAGACAGAATTTTGGCGAAGTGGTAAAAGTCATTTTTCAAAGACGATTAGATGGGGCAACTCTAAATGAATTTGTGATAGGTACAACAGACCCCAAATTAAAGGGCAGTTGGACTACCCTAAAAGCTGCTAGTGATGGTACAAAAGCGATCTTTTCACCTTATACAGAAGGCTATGAGGGAGCAGCAGGTAGTGCAATCAAATTTGGTGGCACAGGGCAAACAACAGGAGGCATACAAAGAGTTGTAGGCAAAGAACCTACACAAGTAAAAGGAACTTTCTTTGGAGCTTGGCAATCAACTATTCGTGAATTAGATGGAATTAGTTGTGAAGATCTTACGGTTTTTCTAGTAAATGAATGTGGACATATTGCAGGGGTTTCAGATGACCCAACCAACCCAACGACTTTCAAGGGCTTTCCTATTGCAATTCAATCTTTATTTATTGCTGACAAAACACACGGCAAACAGGCAGAAGATGATGCAAACGCCTTTGAATGGACTTTTAAACCAAACTGGTCTAAATATTTTACGGTTTTAGCGCCAACGGATTTCAACCCTGTTGATGATGCTGACCTGAACACAATCGCATAATTATGACTAAGGTTTTATTATATCATCCAGCTATTGCAGCAGATGGCAAAGAGTTTGACCGCAACCATGCTGACAGACTTTTAGCTATGACTGACAACGGTGGATGGTACGAAAAGGAAAAAACAGAAAATCCAGACAATGTCACTAACGGTCCAGCAAATACAGGAAAGACTAAAAGAGCCAAAGCACCAAAGGGTGCTAAAGGCCGCAATTAGTCACGAAAGGAAAGTTAGGTTTCATACCCAAACGACCCTTACAATGCACGACCAAACGGTTTCAGCAAACCCTTTTCTGGATTGGGTAAAGAAGCTAATTCCTTTTGATAAATTTCAGCTTTTCCTTTCCATGTTTAAGTTACCAGTCGAAACGGTAACGCTAACAGGGGAGATATTTGACGTACTTGACAAAATTTTTGATGGTCAGGATTCAGCAGATAATCTGCAATTTGCCAGCAGGGAACTTTTAGAAGATGCAAACAACCATTTAGAGCAGACCGAATTTAAAAAAGATTGGCGTAAAAGGTCAATGAATGCTTTTAAGACTAGGTTCAATTCTATAATGATTGTTGACCTACCAACAGAGCAAACGACCGAAAGACCAGAACCCTATTATTATTTTTTACCCCTTGAAAGAGTGATTGATTTTGAGTCAAAAGGGGAATCAATAAACTGGTTAATTTTTGATATTAACGAAAGCACATTAGCTGTTTTAGATAATACAAGCTACAGGATTTTTCAAAAAGTTGAAAAGTCTAAAGATGAAATAAGCCAGATACCAATTTCAGACAATGCACATAATTTAGGTTATTGCCCTGCTAATTGGTTTTTGTCCGACCCCGTAAATAGTTCAGCGCCGCAGATTAAAAAAAGCGTATTGACTGACTATTTAGCGAGCCTTGACAAATATTTATTTTTCCTTATTTCTAAGCATGTTTTTGACATGTACGCCCCTTACCCTCTTATATGGGTATTTGATGAAGATTGTGATTATTCAAGACAGATTGAAAGGGGAGAAGGTCTAGCAGAATGTAAAAAGGGATTTTTGGTAAATGAATCAAATATTAGTTTACTTGATTCTGGAGGCTACCCTCAACAATGCCCACTATGTCAAAAAAGACGATTGACAGGCGCAGGGGGTATTATAAAAGTGCCAACCCCTGAACAAGCAGACGGGGCAAATTTACGGCAACCAATGGGGATAGTTGAGATGGGAACAAATCAACTAAATTACACGGTTGAAGAGTGCGAAAGAAGAAAAGTAGCAATTTTTGAGGGAGTGACAGGAAACATCTTAGACACTTCAAAAGAGGCTATTAACGAAAAACAAGTGATGTCACTTTTTGAAAGCAGAAAGGCAGTATTATTGAAAGTTAAGGGCAGCTTTGAACGCTCCGAAAAATGGCTATTAAACACTATTTTCAAATTAAGGTATGACAGCCTATTTATTGATTGTAGTGTAAATTATGGCAGCGAGTTCTTTTTATATGATGCATCTACCCTCTTAGGGTTCTATGAATCTGCCAGAGCAGCCCAATTGGACAGCATCACATTAGACTTTTTACAAGAGCAATACTTTGCAACCAGGTACAAGAACAACAGGGAACAATTTGCAAGGGTTCAAATCATATTAAACTTAGACCCCTTTAGACATTTGAGCGCCTCACAGGTGCAAATCATGTACGAAAAAGGTCACATTGAATACAGCGATTATATTTTAAAAGTCAACTTTTCTAGCTTATTACAAAAATTTGAAAGAGAAAATATACTAGTAACTGAATTTGGAAAAGATTTGATTTTCAATAAACGGATTGAAATAATTAAAACAAGCTTAGAAAGCTACATTATTAAACCAGCCCTAGAAATAGAGAGGGCGCAATCAATTTCAAATGGCATCCACAACACCACCAACTAAGAAAACGACTACAGCGAAATATGAAGTTTTGAAAGGTGAAGAGAAAACAGTAGTTGCAATTGTCGAAAGAAGAGAACGTGACCCCGACACGGGCGAAAAGATTTCAAAACCTTTCACCTACAAGGCAGATAGTCGAATGTGGTCAATTTTCCTGAAAAATAGAGCTAGTCAGGGTTTGAAAGTTAACCAAATTTTGCACCTGCCAAAAGGAGCAAAAAACATGCAGCCAGATCCAGACAAAGGGTGGTCCACGATTAAGTAATAATAAATCATTTTTTTATAACACATAAATTAAGCGTAAAGTTTATGGCATTAACAGCAGAAGTCTTAAAACAACAGGAAGTCTTAAAGAGCCTAACAGATGACCAATTAACAGCAATTTCCAACCTTTCCAAAAACGATGAAACAACCGTGATAGGAAAAGAGATGGGAACAATTCTAGGAAGTATTGATTCAGTCATTTTAGAACTGACTGGAAAAAATAAACCACACGGCATGAAAACCAGCGATTTTGTGAAAACAGAATTAAGCAGTTTAAAAGCAGCAGGAAACAGCAGCGAACTAATAACGAAATTAAACAGACTACAGCAGGAAAAAGCAGACTTAGAAAACCAAATAGCAAACGGTTCATTAGATACAGCATTAAAGGGGAAAGTTTCAAGTTTAGAACAACAGTTACTAGATAGAACTACCTCTATCGAGCAGTTACAAACGAAGCTGAACAGCGAAAAAGAAAAGTACCAAAGCGATTTAGAGGGCTTGAAATGGCAAGCAGAATTTGGACAAGCCTTAAACGGCTTCGCTTATAAGTCAGAAGATATTATCCCAAAGGCTTTGAGAGATTCGCACCTGTTGAGCGTAAAACAGGCAGTAAAAGGAAGGGTGAAAATGGATTTTGTTGACCAAGGTGGAGTAAAGAAAACAGTTTACCGCAATGAAGATGGGATTTTGATAACATCACCAAACGACCCAAGCCAGCCAGCTAGTTTGCTGGAAATTATGACCCCAGACATAGCGCCAATCATGGCAACAGGCCACACGGCAGCAGGAGCAGGAACACAAGCAGCAGGAGCAGGAAAAGGGGCAGCAGGTAGTATAAGCATTTCAGGGGCAAAAACGAAAGTAGAAGCCACCGCAATGATTGAAAAGCAATTAGCTACCCAAGGAATTGCCAGAAATACAGCCGAATATCAAACAAAATTAAAGGAAGCTTATAGTCAAAATGATATAGCTGCCTTACCATTAATATAATATAATATAATACACCGCAACAAGTGCCAAAGTTGCCAACATTTTTTAACCTAAAAATTCATTATTATGAGTTTAGTAGCAACTTTGGCGCTTGAATTTAGAGAAAAATCCCCTAGATTTGATAGTGCTGAATTAAGAGTAACCAGCGCAGGGGTTCACAATGCCTTTATGAGGCAAACCCAAGGGGCGCAGTCTTTTATCACCCCCCAATTAGCGCAACGTGCTTTTTCAAGTGCTGGAAATACCTTAAAAATACCTGTTATCAATTACAAAGATGTGACTGTAAGAAGTACACGCCCTTTAACAATTGCAGCAGATGAAAATACAAGTGCATTCTATACCGTAGTGTTTACCACTTTGGCTTATGGATTTGCAATGTATCCTGCCCAACATTACAACAATGATGTTGACATGCAGTTAGATTTTGATAAGAAGTACCAGGCAATGATTGTCAAAATGAAAACCACTTTAGAGGGTTTGGCAGTTACGGCATTAGATGCTGCAAAAACGCAAGTAATTGGAGAGGTGACGGGAGATAATAATACCTTTGCTTCAAATGTAGTAAGTGAAACGACAATAGCAGACCTGAAAAGTGCCTACATTGTACACGACCTTGACCCTATGATGCAATCAAATGATTTTGATTTGTTCGGAGGTGATATTGTCGGAAATCAAGGCTTGAAAGCGATTACTAACCGAATGGAAGGATTTGGGGAATACAACCAGGAGAACAAAACGCTGCCTTTTGCAGATAAGTTTTTCGGTTTTTCAAATAGCATTTCTAATGCTGCTTTGAAATCTGCAACAGGTTATGCAATCACAGATGGTACTTTAGGTATGTTGACCAGAGTTGAACCAGACGCAATTATGGGAACTAAATTAGGTACTTCGCATGAGTGGGGAACTGTTGAAATCCCATTATTGGGTATCAATTCAGGTTATTATTCCTATGAGGCAGCAGTCGATGCAAGTAGTGTAGCAGGAGGCGCAACCGCCCACCTAACCAGAACAGGTGCAAGATTTGTTGATTTTGCTTTTGATGTGGCTTATGTTGTTAAGTATAATTCCGACCGTTCTACGATTCCTTCAGGGATTATTAAGTTTGATGTACAGACGGCCTAATTAGATTAGATTTAATCAGACTAATCCATAAATCAATAAAGGGGGTCTTTCGGTGCTGTTAGCCCCCTTTGTTTTATCTTTTCTTATGTTCAATGTTTCAACTATTAAGGCAGGTCTTTTGGGTTTAGTTGGCTATCGTCAAAACTATGACCCAAGCGGTACACAATTACAAGCAATGACCACCAGCGAAAGCGGTCTATTTGTGAATGATGCCAGCGCCTTATTGACGTTTCAGAACATGTTGAGCGCAGCACCTCAATTTGATTTGGTGACTGTTCCAGCATGGAACAATGCAACAGCGTACACAATTGGGCAAATAGTGAAAGTTAGTAGTATAGACTATATTTGTATTGCTGCCAACACTAACCAAACGCCACCAGACGCAACCTACTGGAAAATTTATTACCCTTTTACCAATTGGCTACAAGAAAGAACAGAACAGGGAATTATAAGCCTGTTAAATAAGTGGGCAGAACTGAAGGTAAAAAGAAAGACAGCAAAAAATCTACTTTCCAGAAGTCAATTATTTGAACGCACAGGAAATTTTGTGGACCTAGTAGACGTGAGAGATTACAGGGTAGGCTTTGAAATTATACCCTATAAGAGCAGGGGGGTAATTCAAAGGATTACTAAGATAGGTTTGCAATTTACACAAAATCAGACTATTCCAATCAAGCTTTTTCAATCTGGACAAAAAACAGAAATACACACCTTCAACTTTGTTTACACGGGTGCAGGTTCGGTGCAATGGTTTGACCTTGCTAGCTTGGACGTTGTTTGGAGCATGGCAGGGGGTAATTCTTATTATCTGGAATATGATTTGAATGTAATTACTGGCAATCCAATCAACGGGGTCTATGACTATTCATTAAGCTATGAAAATAGCGGTTTCGGTCGATTGGGTTTGTTTACTTTTAATAAATTTTTTGGGGTTCATGGCTTCCAGACTACTGAGGCTTTGACCACGTTGGGGGACCTCACAAAAAACGCCTACAACTATTCTACTAACTACGGTATCAATTTACAGTTTGATGTCAGGGCAGATTATACAGACTTTATTTTAGAGCAAAAGAGCCTATTTGCTACTGCTATTCAAAAGCAAATTGCAGTCAATTTAGTGAAACAATTGGCAGCGAATGCAGAAAGCAGAGTAAATAGGAATATCAATGTAGATTGGCAAAAAATGCAGTTTGAATTGTTCGGAGATACCCAAAGCACAGGAAAGCCAATGGGTTTAGTCCATGAGCTTAATAGTGCTATAGATGCCATACAATTTGACACCAGCAACATTGACAGGATATTGTTACCCTCTAAGCGAACAGGGGTTAATTATAGTGTAGTATAATGCCATTTTCTGCACACATACAAATATTAACAGACTTTGAAAAGGAAAAGGATAAACTTTTATTAGAGGCTGTCAGGGACTTTGAAAAAGAAATTATTCTATTCAACCAGGAGCAGTTGCAAGATGGGGAACTAAGCACAGGACAGGATATTACGCCACCCTATAGACCCTTTACAATAAGCGTAAAAAAAGGAAAAGGGCAGGTTTATGATAGGGTAACTTTATTAGATACAGGTGACTATTATAGTAAGTTTTTCCTAGTCTATTTCAAAGATAAATTTTCTATTGAATCTACAGACCGAAAAGCCCTATCATTAGAATTAAAATACAGTATTGATATTTTGGGATTGAATGACAAAAATTTACAGGGAACTATTGATTTAATCAAGCCAAATTTTATAGACAGATTCAGAAAAGCATTAAATGAATAATCCAGTACAACCAACTTTAGTCACCCCTACCCTATTTGATAAGGCTTTTAATGAAATTGGGGGCGTTCTAACAACTGAATTAAGTTGGTTGACTAATGCTTATAGACAAGCTGAAAAAATACCTATCCAGCGCAATAATAGGGCATCCTATGAACCCCATATATACGTAGGACGTCAAGACTACCCAAACGAATATTTGAACCTGTTGCCAGATGAATACTTAGAAAATCATTGTTTTTTTTTGGTAGATGACGGGGTAAATATAGCAGAGAGAAAAGGGCAATTAGGTGATTTTTTTGGTACTTATTCTTTGATATTTTGGTGGGATTACAGAACAGCCCACCCTACTGACCACCTGCAAAGGACAATTGAAAACGTAAAAAGAGATATTCTAGTTTTATTGGCAAAAACAGCTTTCAAAACCTGTTCAATTACTATCCAAAAAACTTATGTAGAAGCTAAGAATATTTATAAGGGGTTTGATATTCAAGACGCAAAGCAGCAATTCCTTATGCGTCCGTATGGTGGCCTTAGAATAGAAGGACAAATTAAAATTAAACAGAATTGTAATTAAAAATCAAAATCAAAATGTATGGAAAAGGTATTACAAATTATATTCCAATTATTACCCTTCTTAAATGGGTGGTTCAATAATCCTATCAAAAAAAAAGCCCGATTGGTTCGCAAGCTGAACAGGTGGGAGAAAAAGGGCAAAATAAGCAAAGAAGAGAAAATGGAACTTCTGAAAGAATTAGGGATAGAATTGACCCCAACAATCCAGACAGCAGCCCGAAACCTAGAATTGAGCAACCCACAATCAACAAATTATTCCTAGATAATCACAACAGACCAGCACTAAATAGACCCGAATTTTACCAAATCAGAGAACTAAAAGCAATTGTACTGCATTGGACAGCGAACCTAAACAAGGGCGCAAATGCAAAAGCAAACAGGGACTATTTCAATAGCACACAAAGGAAAGCCAGTGCGCACTTTATTGTAGATGAAAAAGAAGTAATACAATGTTTACCGCTTAATGAAGTGGCCTATCATTGTGGAGATAGAAACCACCGAATTTTAAAAAAGGACGTGAAAAAATATGGGTACACTAAATTTGGTTTTTCCCTTTTGGATGAAAAAAGATTAACCCCAAATTTCTATACTATAGGGGTTGAAATGTGTGTAAATAGTGATGGTGATTTCAAAGAAACTTTAAGGAGAACAGTAAAATTAATTCGATACCTTAAAAGCATTCATGGTAATGTTCCTTTAGTCCGACATTATGATATAACAGGCAAAAAATGCCCAAAGCATAAAGTACATGGAAAGTGGAAAATGATTGATAAGATTGATTGGAAATTACTTTTAGAATATTGTAAAATATAAAACTATGTTAGATAAACAGATAATTGATAAGGCAATCAAAAAGGCAGAATCAGAGCAGCGCAGCCACTTTAGAATATTGGAAGCACAAGAGAAGGAGATAGGGGAAATATCAAAGCAGATTAGAGTGCAAAAAAAACTGATTATAGCCGCAAAGGATAAGCTGACAGTTTTACAACTGAACAAAGAAATGAAAGCAGAACAATTGCAAGAAATGAAGATTCGAGAAGCCGAAATAAAAGGCAATAGAGGGGCTTTTTTAGAAATGCATAAAACTACTATTGTAGCATGATTACAGAAAAGTTCAATGGTCATAAAATAGTATTATTTGATTCTATTGAGAATCTACCTATTAACCGTTTCCAAGCGTTTCAGGTGGCTTTGTCGATTGATTCAGGTATTGGTGGTGATATGGAAAGTGTGGGCAGTCATATAACTATGCTAGGCAAATATATAACCAGCGATAAGAAAGAAGAGGCTTTACAGCAATTGGCCAACTTTCAACAATCCTTGATTTTTGTTATTAGCAACATCAACCCCAAACACAATGCCTTTGCCTGTTTGGTTCATTCGATTGATGGACAGGAAAGAACAGATATTAGTGAATCTGGCATCAAAGAAACTTTAGAAATATTAGCAAAGCAAAAATTCACAGCAGGAAAAATAGGGCAACTGCTTAATACTTTAAAAAAAAAATTATTGTCGGAATTATCTACCTGTTTTCCTTCCTTATCTGGAAAAGGAAAAGAGTTGGAATATTACAGCAAAATAAAGAGTAGGGTTATTTTCAGTTTAAGAAAAATCCAAGGGGTTCAGGTTGATGAAAAAATCGCTGCTATTGATGACTACTTATTGCGCCTTTTACGCCCTAAAAGTTTTGAAGGTACAAACGGTTTAGAGATAGCGCAAAAGAAACAATTTGAGACAATTTGCAGCCTTATATCTCAACACATGAATATAACAGAACCGCAAAAATTAACCGTGTTCGGTTTTTCCAGCAGGTTGGAAATTTTAAAGAAACAATTGAATAAAAAATAAATTTTGGCCAATCCAATTAAAAATAGTGACCTCTATAATGATGACGGTAGTTTAAAAAAGTTAATAGCTGATTTAGAAGCTGCAACGGCTGCTTATAAAAAAATGGTGGACACTATCAAAGGTGAAGCGGTGAAATTGGAAGTTAGCTTAAAGAACGTAAACAATACAACAGAAGAAGGAAGAAAAGAAACCGTAAAAGCAGCAAAGGCAACAGACGAAATGCAAAAGCAAGTTGATAAGTACAACAAAGCTATGCAGCAAAACGCAATTGATATTGAAGAAGCCAAAAGAGCAGTAAAAGAACTTAACAGGAACAATAGAGCGCAAGCCAGACTAAATGCTTCCTTAGAGGGCAGTTATGATGCCCTTTCTGCACAGTACACTATTAACAAACAGACATTAAATGCAATGTCAAAGGAAATGAGGGCAGCAGGTGGTGCAGGGGAAAAACTAGAAAAGCAGACTAAAGAGATTTATGAAGAAATGAAACGGCTGCAAGAAGCAACAGGAAAGCATACTTTGTCAGTTGGTGATTATGCCAAAGCAGTTAGGGGCTTGCCTGGTCCTTTGGGCAGGTGGGCAACCGAATTGACAGGCATAAAAGAGGGGCTAAATGGTGGAAAAGTGGCACTAAGGGCAATGATTAAGCAAACAGGCGTTTTTAAAGTGGCTTTAGCCGCAACAGGCATAGGTGCTGTTGTTCTTTTATTAGGGGCATTATACACCAACCTAACCAGAACACAAAAAGGGCTTGACGCTGTTAATCGGTTCACAGCAGGATTAAGTGCTGTTTTTGATGTGGTGATAGATAGGGTTGCCACATTTGGGGGCGCTATTGTCAAATTATTGAAAGGTGACTTTGAAGGAGCTTGGACAGATGCAAAGGCAAGCGTTTCAGGATTTGGTACTGAAGTAGTAACTGAATTTAACAAAGCCAGCCAGATAGAAGGGGTAATGCAGGGTATCAAAGAAGAAACACAAAAACTAGAGGTACAAACAGCACGTACAAGGGCAGAAATAAAAAAACTTAATCTAGTTGCTGAAGATACGACTAAAAGCACCAAAGAGCGCAGCAGGGCAGCAAAATTGGCGTTTGGATTGGAACAAAATATACAATCACAAAGAGAGGACCTTATAAAAAGAGAAATTAAGGCAATTAAAGAAAAGAACGCTTTAGGAGAAACCCTTTTTGAAGATGCCCAAGTTTTAGCCGACAAAGAAAAGGAATTATTTACCACTCAACAGGAATCTATTGAGATTCAAACGACCCTGCAAAACAAGCTTAATACCATTAATCAAGACGGCATAAACAAAGCCACAGCAGCAGCAGCAGCAGACAAAGAAAGGCAAAATTCTGTCAGGGCTTTAGCGGTGGAAATTGAGAACGCAAACGCAAAATTGGGGGGCGCTGCAACAGTTGCCAGATTAGAATTTGATAGGGCTATTAAGAAAATCCAAGAACTCAAAACAGAAGCAAAAGACTTAGGAACTGACCTGAATTTTGATAGCTTAGAATTGATTGAAGAAAGCAAATTAGTTAGGGCATTGGATGGTATTTTAGGAGATACAGGCACACTACAGCCTAAATTAAATGAACTAGGGAAAATTGCAGCATTGAACTTTAAAAGCGGCTTAGAGGGTGAGTTAAATCAATCATTACCAGAAGATTTAGGTCAAAATGCTATTGCGCAAGCAGAGAAAATGCAAAAAGACTTTGAGAAAAAATTATTTAAGTCGGATGTAAAAGAGGGTGGTATTTTTTCAGCTTTAGGATTTAAATTAGGTGTTGATGGTGATGAACAAAAAGTACTTTCTGATTCGCTAAAATTTGCGAGTGACCAATTAAACCAGTTTGCAGCACTAAGGAAGCGTGTAGCTGACCAAAACGTAAAAAATGCAGCAGATGAAGTAAGTAGCGCAGAATCAGCACTACAGGCAGAAATTGCCAGCAGAAATGCAGGGTTTGCACACAATGCAGAGACAGCAGCAAAGGAATTAGAGACAGCCAAAGCAAACCAGCGCAAGGCATTAAAAGACCAAGAAAAGGCACAAAAGCAGCAATTAGCTTTACAAACCATTCAACAGGCCTCAAACTTAATTACAGCAGTTTCTAAAATTTATGCAACCGTGGGTTTTCCCTTTTCCCTTATCGCTTCGGGCTTAATGATAGGCAGCTTTGTAGCCAGCAAAGTAAAAGCGTTCCAAGTTGCCCGTAAAAAAACTTTTGGCAAAGGTGGTTTAGAAACAATCGGAGGCGGCACACATGCAAGCGGTAACGATACCTATTTAGGTTTTGAAAGCGAAGGAAAACCAGCCTTTGCAGAAAGGGATGAAGCACACATGATAATTAATAATAAGCAAGCCCCAAAATACAAATCAATTCTGCCTTTGATTGCTAAGAGCCTGAATGAGGGTACTTTTGAAAATCATTTTCAATCCATCAATAAAGCTGCCAATGATATTCCTTTGTTTATAGAATATAAATCTGATAACTCAAAAATGGAAGGGTATTTGGCACAAATGGCAGCGAAAAAACAGGAGCAATATTTTAGGGATGGTTCAGGTAATTTGGTGCGAATTAGAGGCAATGTAAAAACAACTTATAGAGCATGATAAAAGAAACCGAAATAGCAGAAGAAATAAACACTAATATTTTCATAACAATTATTTAAGGGTTAAAACCCTAACAATAAGCTAAAAATATCAAAAAGTCAAATGTAAAAGACGAATAGACAGGAATTAAATAAAAAAAGCTGTCCGATACACGAACAGCTATAAATAATAAGTAGTCTAAAAAGTTAGATTATTGTGTTTTTGAAAAATTATATTTGTTTTGCTAAATCAAGGCTCAAATGGTTAAAGATTTGCTGATACTTGTGTCGCTTCCACTCCTCAATATTTTCATATTCTGGATGAGAAACAAAATGTTCGGACATTTCAAAAAGCATATTTAGGACATCATTGGCGTTAAAGTGCTTTCGGGTATTCTTTAGTTTTATCTTAGTCATGGTTAGGCGTTTTGAGCGTTAAGAGATTGGAAAACTTCAATTAGGACAGATTTAGGATAAGAACCTACTTCACCAAATCTAGGGTCAGGCACTTTGTCTATAGGAAAGCCTTTCTTCTTACAGATTGCAGAAGCTTTCCTTCCTAAATTAGCAGCCAACTTAATACCTACTTTGATGCCTTGCAAAGTGCCATATCCTGCCACGGTGAAATAATCGGGGCGCGTAGTGGTCTTGGCTTCCAATAAGGTTAATCGCTCTTTAATCTCAATTTGTGCCAATCGCATAGCAATAATTGGGTCTTGTGCCATCTTTAAAACAGCCTCATTCGATTTTTGAAGTTTGGCTTCGCATTGGATGAAGTATTGGCGAGCTTGTTGACCCTGTTTGTTGTTCTGGACCATGGACAATTCTTTTGCCATGGAGAGGGTAAGGGCGTAGAAATATTTCTTTCCACCGTTTTCCCTATTTTGGGAAAACGTCACAAAGTGCTGATTTTCAGTAAATTGATATTTTTCAATTAACCGTTTAATCCAAGTTATGAACTTTGTCTTAACTTCTAAAAAGGAATGTAATTCACGTGCAGATACGCACTTTTGGGAAGCTTTACCAATTTTTGTTTCCCGAATTGGTACGAGTTGATTTAATACTTCTTGCATTGGTTATTGTGCTTTTAAGTGAAAAAAGAAACTGCGGTCGTTGCACAATAACCATATAGGTACACGAGGTACTTTGCAAGTTAAGGTGTCAGTCTCAGTCGGGGTAATTAATCCCTTCCTCTCTGACTGCCGCAGTTATATCTTTGCTTGCAAAATCTTCATTATGGGCATAAAAAACCCATCCTATATAAAATTATTGTGCAATACAAAGATACAATACATATTATAAATAAAAGAATCTATAAATATTCAATAAAATACAATAATGACTCTTTTTAAAGAAAAAAGTGTTAAATTTCAGAAAAAAAATAAAATTTGAATAATTA